AAAATCAATCTTGCTTGTGAAATCTTCAGCAGTTAAATTTTTGTAGTATTCCCATCCAACACTGGTGGTCAACGAGTGTGTTGGTGATGTTCTTGATGTACCGTGTTCTGCACGACCAGTGGTAGCACAGGTGAATATCACTATGCCATTGTGTTTGCACATTCTTATCATGTTGATAAATGTTTCTAACCAATAAGGATTGTGTTCAAAACATTCTGAAGAAATCACCACATCAAAATGATTTGATGGGCCATCAAACTCCTGCCCGCCCACAACCAAGTCCACTCCTTTACCGGGTGCAACATCCAACCCAATGTGCTGTGATGTATTTTGAATTATGGATCGAATTGATCCATTTACATCATAGCTACCTACTTCTAAAAGTTTTGGAAATTTAAAAAAATCTGGAAATCGATCTCTAATTTCCGCAATAAATTTTTGTTGTGATACGTGCGACATAGTTGTTAGGAAAATTTGTTAAAAGCACCTGTCTTTTTCAAGAATGGTTTCAAGTTTGGGGGTTCCCAACCTTGTGGTTTGAGTACCTTGCCATCTTCACGCTTGCGTACCTTGCCATTGGCTTCAATCTTTGCAAAATTAGTAGACATGACTTCTTTCCACGCCGCTTCTCCATCAAAGCCTGCACTATGTATAGCACCAATGGTAACAACCAGTATATCAATTAGTGCGTCCAATGTTTCAACTTGATCATCAGATAATGTTGCTTCTAACAATTCTTGATATTCTTCACTAATGAGATTAACATACATGGCAAATTGTTTTTCGTCAAACCCGTCAACACTTTGATCACAGGCTCGCATAAATTTTTCTTGATCACGGAAGAGATTTGACATTGGCTTCTTCTCGGGTGTAAAATGGACCTTGATACTGATAACGTTCTAGTGTAATCAGTTTGGGACTTTGTACAATAGCCCAGGTTCGGCGTTGCTTGACCTGATACCATCCGGCTGCAAACCACGAACGTGACTTGCGATTCTTGGTATACAATGGCAATTTGTGTTGCACATCCCAGATGGGATTGTATACTCGAGATCCTGATGGATATCCTTGTACTTGAAAACTGGCAGATTCTCGATTGGGCTTGTTACCCACTGCTGGAAATTCAATATCAACTTGTTTGCGGATCATTGCAATGGTCTTGAATGGCATGACCCGATTGTTGATTCTGACTGCAAAACCATCTCCTGTGGCTTCTATGTTGCCGACCTTTTTATCATCCTGTGTAAGAATGTAAAACTGATCTTTAACTATGGGTTTGGCTATAATTCTCATCTAGTGTTCCTTTATAGGTTTCGTTGAGCCAGCGAGCATACTGCTCTGCTGACTCAGATATCTTTGTGAGTTCGTACTTGCCGCAAAACTTCATGAATCTCACACCAACTTGACCAATGTCTTTGTGACTGATCTGTTCACGTATTGCACCATCTACTTTGTCTTTGATCTCTTTGGGTTGTGCAGTAAGATCAATCAGCACACGATTGCGTTCGTAATCGTCTTTCACACGATGTTCGTCGCCATTGTGGTCAGACCAACGCTGAAGCATGAGATTGTTCCAATTGAAGCCTTTAGAATTGCGGTCTTCGAATGCTTCTTGCAAACCAACTTTGTTTTTGGTGCCTTTGGTTCGCACACCAGGATAAGCCGAAAATACGTTGTCAGATGTATCACCACGCATGCATTTTTCAAACAACAGCCATTCTGGATCAGGAATTGTTTTGTCTGTCTTGGTCTTTTTGTCTTTCACACGTCGACCCTTGGCATCAAATATGCCTGTTACCGTGTGAAGTTCATCGGTAATGCCATTATATTGGCTAACATTGGGTGCTAGTAATTGCACAAAATCTGTGTCTGATGAAATCACGTAGTGCTCGTCCTGCGGATGCAAGGCTATCCAGCGAGCAATCACGTCGTCTGCTTCGGCTTCAGGATGTCGGATAACGCTACAGTTAGTACCTTCAGCCAAGTATTTAGTGAGGCTATCATAGGTTTCCCAAAACAATTTATCCTCTTCTTGTTCTGTGTCCGATAATGCAGCACGAGCCACAGCACGGTTTTTCTTGTAGGGACCATAAAAGTCCTTGCGCCATGATCTCCCTTCAAGTGCGAAAATCACATGATCTGCTTGAAACTGTTTGTGTACTTTGTTCACACTGCTCATTACAATGTGTAAAGCATATCCTACTTTTTCCCAAGCATCGGCAGCACGGAAAACAGAGTGGCGAGCACGGAAAAAGGTATTAGCTGTATCAATCAGGAGATATCGCATGGGGATCCAATATATTGTTTTCTATACAGTATTGTAACACAAATTCAGCCCAAAAGCAATGGGCATCTTTACCGAAATGCCACGATCCGTCACTGACCGGTTCAAATCGATCACGCAGAATTTCATTGTATGTGAATTCTAAATATGGTGCTAGATAAGAATCTTTCCAATCCAGCTGCTGGGCGATACGATCAAACGAATTGTTACCGTTGAAGAACACATGCGGGATCTTCATCTCATCCAGATCCAGATGCAGTTGCCAAATTTCTTGATGCCAATGTTGTTGGCATTTGGACCAATCTACATCGACCACAAACTGCCGGTACTGATCTTGCAATTCTGCAGGAACATAATCTAATCCTGAGCTGCCCACTTGCAAGTATTCACCATTGTGCAACCACTCTTCTCGCTCCCAAGTGCTCCACTGTATGATTGCCACAGCAGATTCCCAGGGTTGTAAACTATTCATCCAGTTTCGTGTGGTGCGAAGAATTCTATAGTTGGATGCAGCAGATTCAGCATCACATACCAACTCAATGCCTAATTTGTTGGCCAGTTGTTGTCCCCAGCTCACTGCTAGATTAGCAGGATGTGGTCTACGCCCCAGTTCAGGATAGCCATCATCCTCGGCAAATGCGGCAGGCGATACTGCTTCTGCACCTGCTGTATGGCTATCGCCGTTGACGTACAGCTTCACGATACTTCTGTGCGACCGTCACCAATGTCTGTGCTACGTACCCACACACCACTCTTGCTGATGGCTTTTTCTTGTTCCCAAGTTTCCATCACAACATGGCGGCATACATTTTGGAACCAACGGTCCACTATTTCAGAATCAGTATCGTCTTTTTTGATCATGTAGCCAGCTTTGACCAGTCGTGCCACAAAGATCTCATTCCAGTCTAATTCAAATGCACCTTGATGCAAGTTTTCCAGATCCACATCCATACTGAGAATATTCACATACGGTGCATTGTTCTCTGTGGCCAATTGCTTGGCAGTCTTTGGTTCCTCTTTGGGGGGCCTGGATCGTGACGCAGGTGTTGCTGCTTTGGGGTTGGGTAACTTTTGTTCTACAGGTGCGGGTTTCTTTCGAAACATATCAAAAAATGCCATATTAATCCTCTTTTACTTCTATCCAAGTGTAGTCACCTAGCCATTTGACTTGGGCAATATATTCATAATGTTCAGGCGCACTACTGCTCCAGTCATTGGGGCCCGATCTTACCAAGATGGTTTTCTTTTTATCTTTATCAAAAACCAACCAATAAGTCTGCCCATGATGTGTTTGAAACTGATACTCGGCAGCATGTACTGCATCTGTTATTTCCAAGCGTCGTTTGATATCTTGTGCTTGTGATTCTAACACTCGAACTAGATCCATGATACGATTGTATTCTTGTTGAGAATGCATTCTGGCAACATTGATCATGATATCTTTTTGTTTTTCAACAGGCACAAGATCAAACTTTGGACCCAGTGTGGACGTGGCATACGGGGTTACATTTCTGTTGAGGAAATGCACCAGTGTACCTGTTGATTCACTGTCAAAACTGCTGACACCGTTGGCTGAATTTTTAGTCATCTTTTCAGTTGCCAAATCAAAAACTCATGTTTTTCAACCCAATAGGTTTCTTCAACTGGCTCCCCGGGACCATGTATCCATCTAGTACCATGATATGCTTGCCTGCCCCATAATGATTTTCCGCTGATAAAACAGTTCTTTGGAAACCAACACACCTTTAACTGCCAGCCGGTTGCTCTATTCAATCCGTAATCTTCTGATTGAGGTGGGGGTGCAAAACTATCCATAGGCATCACTAACTATCCATCCTGTCATTTTCATTTGAACGATAGCACATGTATAATATCCCTACAATATATCCAA